AACAATCTCAATGTTGTTAGACGAATCCTGCAGGGTTATGAACGTAAAGTCTCCCGCACTGATGGACGGAAACCTAGCTCCGTGACCAGCTTGAATAGTCATAGTGGTAGCTGAGCTACCAAGACTACTTGCTAGAGTAGAGTACGCACCATTAGTTACTACATAAGCTGCCATTATTGCTGCTCCTCTGCGGGTTCAGGCGTGTTGCCCTCTGCAAGCCATGCAAGGTTGGTTGAGTGTGTAGACATGATGTTCCTTAAGTAACAACTGGCACCGGTTTGATCTGGCTGTCGGCAGTGTCGTAGTAGTAGCCAGTAGTGGTCACGTCGTCAGCGCACTCAACCCAGAGCAACACACCGTCAACATCCACCAGTCCGTCCTTGGTATCTTGTATCTGAACAATCCGAACACCAAGCAAAAATGGTTCTTGCAAAGCAATATATGCGTATTTCATATCCTCACCTTAGTATTCAAAAATAATTACGCCAACACCACCAGTGGAGCCGGTTCCACCAGAAGACGCCGAGCCACCACCGCCGTATGCGCGACCATTGACACCGGGGTTAGTAGCAACTTGGGCATAACCGCCACCGCCAAAAAATGAACCGCCACCTGAGCCTAAACAATTATCTGTAGCGCCTGAAAGTGTTCCGCCATTACCGGCAAAACTCAAATCACCGTTGCTTCCAATACCGCCAGCGGAAAGGTTTGCATTGCCCCCAGTGCCGCCAGTTGCTGAAATGGTAGTAATACTTTGAGTGCCTGATGCAACTTGCGATGTTCCGCCGTTACCAAGGTTTGCACCCGCAGCGCCAACCGAATAGGTCAATGTGTTACCGGGAGTAAGCCCAGTCAGAACTTTGATTGCCCCACCACCACCGCCGCCACCGCTGTTGTAGTTTCCGCCACCGCCACCGCCGCCACCAACGACAGTGATGCGAACTTTGGTAATGCCAGTCGGAATTGTCCAAGTTGCCGAAGTGCCGGTTGTGTATACAACCATTGTAGGGATTGGGCTTGAGCTGGCAGTTTGAAATGTAGGTAAAGCAGCAGCACCATTACTGGTAAGAACTTGTCCGGATGTTCCTACGCTGGCAACTGATTGAAACGCTCCAGTCGAAGTGGTCCCCCCCGTCAAAACTGCGTAGGCAGTAGCAGTTGCAACTCCAGTACCTCCATTTGGCACAGAAATAGCAGCACTGAATGTGGGGGTCGAAATGGTTGGCGAAGTCAGCGTTTTGTTGGTCAAGGTTTGTGTATCGGTCGTACCCACAACAGTACCCGCCGGGTTGCCTGTACCCCCAGCAGGAAATGAAACGCCAGTGCTGCCATCAATCGTTGTTGCCATGTTTACACCTAATCTGCGCCAACAAGCGCCATTATTTCGTCAATGGTTTCTTTAACTTCCCACGAGTTGCCATTCATACCAAACGCTACGGTAATTTTTGTGCCGTCTTCTTGCGAACTTTCAAAGAACGACATCATCGCCTCGGTGTTCAAGATCAAACTTTCACCGATACGGCCCTTGGTTGCGTTGGTTAGCTTGATCAGTTTCATGATTGCTCAATCCAAGAAGTGGTGGCTTCATCCCACGAATACTGTTTGTCGTCCGTTGGCATCGGGGTGGGCGCATCCCACAGGCAAGTGCCTTCATTCAGCACCCATGAGGCATACGGCTTGGGCGGTATAAAAGCATCGCGCTGCGCGTCATAGGTGTACCCGATGCCAGCGTAGTTCTTACGGAATGGCGTACCGCCGAGAGCGTGAACACCGCCGTGAGTGTTGTAGCTGGTCTGCTTGTAGACATCGCCAGTACGCGCCGTCAGTTCGTTCTCTTTGCCATTGTCCTCATCCCTACCGACAGTGACAAACACCACGATATTGTTTTCATCAAGTTTTGCAAAATGTGCCATGATTTTTCCTATGCGAACGATACGGTTTCGCTAGTTGTTGATGTTGCAGTTACAGTATAAATCTTGAAGCCGCCGCTAGTCGTAGAAGTTTGCGTTACGCCACCGGAGAAGGTTGCGGTATAGGTGCTAGGAATCTTGATGATGACTACGCCTGAACCGCCATTTCCACCACTTCCTCCATTGCCGCTTGCATAACCACCGCTGCCGCCGCCGCCGCCGGTGTTAGCAGTTCCTGTCCCTGCTGTTGTGTTGTCATTCGTTCCATTGCCGCCGCCGCCTTGACCTGTGCCAATGGTTGAACCTTGCGAACCACCACCGCCACCGCCAGCGTAAGTGACCGACGATCCGCTGATAGAGTTAGCAGTCCCCGAACCACCATTTCCTGCGACTGTAGGCGTGGCATTTACCCCAACCGAACCCGAACCGCCACCACCCGCGCCTTGCCAATTACCCGATCCATCACCATTACCGCCCGTATTACCTTGCGATGGCGTAGTGCTTGGGGTATTACCCGCAGCCCCGCTAACGCTGCCTGGACCTCCCCCGCCACCACCCGATCCTCCGGTGTTTGGTGAATAAGTTGAACCACCTGTCCGACCCCCGCCAGCACCACCTCCTGCTGCCGTATTGTTAGAAAAAACAGAATTGCTACCTGATCCAGACCTAGCGCCGCCTGCAATTCCTCCCGAACCGCCTGCGCCAACGGTGACGGTGTAATTACTTCCGAGAACTAACGGTTGCGAAGTAAATGAGCGATAACCACCTGCGCCGCCACCGCCGCCAGCTTGTGAGCCACCTCCACCACCACCTGCAACAATAAGATATTCAAGAGGGGATGAAGTGATAAATGTAACCGTTTCGCTAGTTGTGCTGGTTGCTGTAATTGAATAAATGTTGAAGCCACCAGACGTAGACGAAGTGACTGTCACCCCGCTTGAAAATACTGCGCCAACCGTATCCGGCACTTTGATGATAACGATTCCCGAACCGCCTGCTTTTGCATCGTTTGAATCACCACCAGCATTTGTTTCTCCTGCACCACCGCCGCCGCCACCTGTGTTTGCAGTTCCCGCCACAGCAGCAACGTAAGGCGTATCCCCGCCCCCTCGACCACCACCGCCCGTGCCGCCAGCGCCGCCCGTTCCGGTTGACCCGCCAGCCGATCTTCCACCGCCACCGCCGCCTCCGGCATAAGTTACCGACGATCCTGTAATAGAAGATGCAACACCAGCACCTCCAGCAGTACCATTAGTGCTTGTTGTTAGGCTTGCAGCCGCAGCACCTGCACCACCACCACCGGCACTAGCGTAATTTCCCGCTGCGCCCGTTGATGCGCCTCCGGCGTAACCTTGATTTGCAGTGCCTGCTCCAGCAGTTCCACCTGCCCCGCCGTTTCTTGCACCTCCTCCCGATCCACCAGAAGAACCAGCAGCGCCGGTAATTGTGCCGCCGCCCTTACCACCGCCAGTTGATGTAATGGTAGTAAATACAGAATCTGAGCCATTACTACCATTTGTTGAGGGCGTAACTTGTGCAGCACCACCCGCGCCAACTGTAACGGTATATGCAACGCCATAAGAAAGCGTTAACTGCGCTTCCGCAGAGCCGCCGCCTCCGCTAATTCCTGCGCTTGTGCGATAACCACCTGCCCCCCCACCGCCTCCGGGTGCGCCACCGCCACCTCCACCACCACCCGCTATAACAAGCCAGTCGGCAGTAATCCCCGCAGCACCACCGGCTAGGAAAAAGTTTTTAGCGGCGAACATTATGGGGTATATCCTTGAGCAATCGAACCGTACCAGTTCGTTCCATCGCTGATAAACGTCAGAATGTCCATCTTGCCCGCAGTAGCGGTAATTGTAGGCGCACCGCTTGTGCCCCACTTCACGCTAGTAAATGTCGCAGTTCCATTGCCCGTCGATGCAGCTTGCTTGAGCAACAATACAAAACTCTTGCCAGCGGTTGCAGTCGGCATCGTGAACGTGCAAGCCGTCGAAGCCGTCAGGGTTGCAGTTTGAACAGTGCCGTTGGTCAAGGCGAGGGTATTGGAAGAAGTCACCGTACCAATGGCAACTACAGCCTCGGTATACGCTCCAGACAAGTTTAAACTTTTTGCGGTATCAATAGTAACGGCAGTCGTGGTTCCGTTTGAAGCAAGAACCAACGAAGTTGCAGAAGTAACTTTGCCCGCAAAAGTAGCGTTCTGACTTGTGTCTAGCGTAATAGCAGCTGTGCCTCCAGACCCAGTATCATTGGTCTTGAGTACAAGAGTTCCATCTGTATTGCCGGTAACAACAATCGGGTTGGTTGAGCCAGTCCCTGCGGTAATGGTACTCATACTATCACCCACCTTTGTCCTGAAGATACGGTTACGGCAACGCCGCTGTTAACGGTTATCGGGCCTACGGAAAAACCGTTTGTTCCAGTTGCAATAGTGTAGCTACTGGATACTGCGGTACTGTTAACAACGATTCCGTTGCCCATGATTTTGTTGGTCAAAGTCTGCGCCGCGTCAACGGTTACAGCAGTAGCGGCAGTAAGCCGCAGTTCTACCGTGTCGCCAGTGAGCCATGCTACCGCCGTAGTTCCTTCTTGCGCCCTTACAATGGTAAAAGTGTCGGTAGACCGAGCAGTAACCTTGACAATTTCTACGGCAGCTGCGGAGTTCTCAAGGGTGACAAAAGTGTAATCACCGCCACTCAACGTGGGAAACAGCGCCCCTTTACCAGTAGCTACAGTAAGTGAGGTATCAACGCTAGAAATTCCGCTAGCAAGCGTGGTTGAAGCATTATTAGTAGCTAGGTAAGCGGCCATATCAACCCTTCATCTTGGCCCTCTGAGAATCTACGTTCTCTGAGTCTTTAGACTCAGCACGGTAGACAACATAGTCCTCAAGCGCAGGCTGGTACGTGACCGGCAAGTCGGTAATTGTGTCCGTCAACGCAAGGGTAGTTGGGTTACGCACGTACCGAACATCCAGAACTTGGTTTACCGGAGCCTTGGGGTAGACGTAGAACTTGAGCGGGTCGTTGGCAAACTTAACATACTGCGTAGCCGGGCCTGCAGTGTCAGTTCTCCACGACGGGTTGAAGGTGCTCATGGACATGAAGTCAAACGCCGTAATAGACGCCCCGTTGTGGATACACAGGATTTCTACAAGAGTAACCGCATCAGCAAAAGATATAGTCTGTTCGCACTGACCAGAAATGCAGGTGTAGTCACCTACGGTAAAAAAGAGTTCTGGGCGAAGGATCAGAGCCTCGCGCATTGCGTCGTTAACGTACGACAACAACTCGGTATCCGTCTGGCGTGGAGAAGTTGTACTGGTATCGTTAAGGATGTACCTAGCCGCTGTGATGATATTTTGTGGAGTCATGTCAATGCACCGTTAGGGGCGAACTTCCAGTATGCGGAGTCAGCGAATTGTACCCAGTATGTGGAGTAATGGGGTCAGAATCTGCATGGCCCTGCCAGTAGATACCAAGTACAGTTACAGTGAAGAGCGTGTCCCCGGCTTCAGTAATCGTTCCAGTTCCAGAAACAGACGCACTTCCTGAGAAAGTAAGGGTGTTAGATGCTTGTGTAACCGACAAAGACCCAGACCTGCCGAGTACTGCTACAGCGGTAACCGTATTAGCAGCTTGAGTTAGCGACGAGTTTCCGTCTAGCGTAGCCGTACCCGTAAAGGATAGAGTGTTGTTGGCCTGCGTCTTAGCCGAAATGCCGGTTATCTGCAACGTACCCGCAAAAAGTAGCGAGTTTGAAGCTTGAGTCTGTACCAGACTTGCTAGAGTTGAAACCAAACCAGCCGAAGTTACAGTCTGGCTGTCTTGAGTCTTCGACAAACTACCTGCCAACGCAACAGCTGCGCTAGCAGTTATGGTGTTACTAGCCTGTGTTTGGCTGGATGCTCCGGCGATAGACACCGCAGACGAAGCCGACAGCGTTTGATCATCCTGCGTTTTGCTAAGCGCCCCCACCAATGTGAGAGCGCCAGCTGCAACAATAGCGTTGGAAGCCTGCGTTGCGTCCAGAACCCCAATGCGTCCGGAACCACCCCTAGAGCCATTTAGAGCCGCGCCGTTAAGCTGGACTCCGTTAATAGCCCCAAACGCCATTACGAGTTACCGGCAGTCAGTGTAAAGGTGCTGATTGCAACAGCTTGGCCAGAGGCAATGCTAGTGTTGTCTAGGGTAAGGTCTCCACCGCCCCCCGTAACAGTCACTGTGCCTTGAAGGTGGCAGGTGGTAACCCCAGAGTCCCAAATACGCCAATAGCCAGCAGCAGTGCCAGTACTAGCGCCAGCATCTCCGGTAGTTGACCACGTACCGGACTTAACTTTAGTACCGCCAGAAGCAGCAGCCATCCAGTCAGAGGGCAAGGAGAAGCTGGCCAGCATGGTTCCCGACACTGCCGTAGCAGTGGTAGCGGGAACAGAACCGGAATACAGCCGAAGAACGGCAGACGTACCAACAGTAGATTCAGTTTGATCCAGTTGGTTGTTGCGCAGAGTTTCTGAGTACTGAAGGGCCATGACTACTCCTACGAGAAGGGTTTCATCTGTACTTCGACGGGCAATTCGGCCCGAAACCGTTGCTGCCGAATACGAGCATCGGTAGCACGACCGTCAAACTGTCGATACGCAAACGCCGCTGCATCCGGGTTAGACCACGGCTTATTAGGCTGAATCATCAGCCAATACTTAGCGTAAGCCGTAACTCCCTCCAAGTACCACCCGTATAGCCTGTCATCCACGGAGGTCACAGTTATGGTCGGCATTACAATAGTTTTGACCAAAAAAGTCTCTACCGCTGTAGGAGTGGGGTAGAACCTAAGAGACAGCGGGTAGGTCTCCAACACCGCATACATATTGGGAGCACCGGTAGCTACAACTTGCTTGTCTATCTCGGCTTGCGACTTTGCGTCCAAGAACTCTATGGCTGTAGCCGTAGCACTGGTAGGACGGTTAATACTAACGATGGTTACAAGCTCAGTGCCGGTAGCCAATGTCAAAGCATAGTCAGTTGTACTAACTACCATAGGCAGAGAAACATCCTGCGTCAAAGCGTACGTAAGCTTGGAAAACTCCCGCGCCCCCCGACGAATAGCATCGTCTAAGAGGGGGATAGGAGCATCCGGGCAATCTACAGCCACCCACGGGTAGAACTGGCTGAGCGTAGCGGCCATGCTTCTTACATACCTTCGGCAAAGAAACGAGCAAACATCGTAGTTCCGCTAGCAGGTGTGTATCCGCCAACGGTCACTAGATAGCCGTATATAGTGCCGCCGGGAGGGAGAAGCAACCCTTGGTAAATGGCGTTTGAGTGTACGTACAAGGTAGAACCATAGTCAACGGGAGTGCCAAGATCAAGATGCCCCATGTAGTACGTACGATCTCCAGCGGGCAAGTCCCACGGATCGTTGTCGGCGTAAGCACTGGGCGGGGAAGCACTGTACAGATGCAGGCGGAACGAAGTCATGCCTGACGGAATAGCAGCCAAATCAACTCTGAACTCATTGCTGATAAGGGTAATCAGCGGGTGGTCTCCACCGGTGCTAGGAATAGTGATAACACCGCCGCCAGCTGCGGTAGACGAACCAATTACGTCGTTTGCGGCGTAAGTCGTAGTGTTAGCTGGGCGCGTAATATTTATTTCGCGGCAAATATTGTTCTTCATAGCGGCTCCAAATAGGGAAAGGAGGAGGCTTGTGGCCCCCTCCCCCAACTACAACACTTACGCTGCTAGTGCGCCGGTAACCCAAGTCAGGCCATCGGTACCGACCTGATAAAAGATTGCGCCCTTGGCGTTGGTCACGCTGACCGAACCCGAAGTAGCAGTACCGCCGTTGATGGTTGCACCAGTGTTCGGAAACACAGCGCAAGCTGCTGCACCGTTGTTACGAACAACAACTTCCGAACCTTGCGGTTGCGAAGCGGGAAGAATAACGCTATCAGCGGAGGTAGCGCACGTAGCCACCACGTTAATGTTGCCAGTCAGCAAAGTAGCGCCAGTAGCGCCTCCGCTAGCCAAAGCAGTAAGACCAGTAGCAACGGTGATGTTTTGGAGTTGAATGCCGGAACTTGCCATGATGTGTTTCTCCTGAATTAGATAATCGGAAGGGGGCGACCGCCCCCCTCCTAGGTATTACTTGACGACGCCGATAGCCAGAGCTTCGGGCTTGACGACCTTGCGGCCATACACGTTCAAGCCACGGATAAAGTCACCAAAGTCCGACGGGTTGCGTACTTGCTCGGTCTTGTTGACTTGGCTGGCAAAGCTGATTGCGTCTTTCGTACCAGCAATGACACAACGGCGGTTAATCGCGCTGCCCATCGTTCCGCCAGAAGCCAGAGCCGATTGACCCGAGACCCAACCTTTGCCAGTACCACCACGCGGCAGCATGTTGCTGACGTAGACGGTAAAGCGGTCGATCATGCCAACCTTGCCGGTGCGAACGATAGAATGTTGGTCACCAGTGAAGTAGGCCTGAGCAAGGGTGGTCGTCATCAACAGCTGACGGTCGTACGGGGACATAAGCAGCCAACGGCCAGTTTCCGGCACGTTCTGTTCGTCCAGCACAGCGCCCATGTTCAAGATCAGGGTCAGCAGGTTAGCCGAAGAAGTGGTCGCGTCAATAGGAACCAGATCGGTACCGAGGTTCAGGATACCCGACTTAACACCAGCAGTAGCGCCTTGGTTTTCAGCAGCGCAGGTACGGGTGTTAGCCGCAGTGGTGCTAGCCGTGTTCGGGGTAGTGCCGATGAACGTGTTGTAGTACGTCTCGTCAGTGATAGAGATTTTCAGCTGCTTGGACGCATCTTCCATGTACATGTTCAACAGGTTCAGGTCGGCTTGCGCTTGCTGAACGTCATTGCACTGGAACGCGAACGACTTGGCCTTTTCGATCTGCATGTCTTGATAGACCGGGGTCGGCACTTCGTACTGCAGGCTTCCGCCGATAACATAGTCGGAGATGGTCAGCGTCGGGGCAGTCCGGATACGCACGGTGTCGCCCTGATTCTTGATCTCGCCTTCCCAACTGGTATTGACGATCTCGGTAAGCTGGTTATCTACGTAGTACTTGGCGTTGAGCTTTTTGCTCCACAGCATCGGGTTGAAGACTGTGGACTGAAGCGGACTGGTCAGAAACGGGGCGGCTGGGGTAAGAATAGCCATGAAATACTCCTAAGAGGTAAGTGGGGGTTGGTTGCTCCGAGCTTACCTCCATGCACTTAGCCGCGAACGCGACCCTGCATGTAAGCTTCGCTCAGTTCATTTTCAAGCTTGGCTGCTTCATCGTATTTACCTGACACGTTCAAATCCCTTACTTTGTCAAATTCCATCGTCATCTGTGCTTCTGAGTAGACGCGATCTTTGGCAGAGGGGGTAGTGGACGGTGCGGTATTGGCACGAGTCGGCGTGATTTGACGTTCAAGTTCGGTCTGTCGTTGTTGACGATCGACGTTGGCAGAAGTTTGGTTGGTACTGGATTTGTAGAAGTCCACTACTTTCCTTATCTTCGCTATGTCACCGTTGTTGTACGCGAGTTCAGCAAATGCGCGTCGTGGTTCGCCAGTGTAGGGGTCGGTCTCTTCCAGCCAGTCAATCCACTTAGGATCAACATTAATGGCAGCAAAGTCTGGGACTTCCATCGCCAATCTTTGCTCGAAAGACATGACAGCAACATCGCCGCCGGTCTTATTGAGAGCTTTCTCTAACTGGGCAATCTTCACGTCTCGCGCCTTGAGTTCCGAGGACAGAACTTCGCGGGCTACACGGCGTTGCACATCAATCAACTCTTGTCCGTAAGCTTCAACATCTTTGTCGGAGACCAGTCTGTCTTCGGCAGAAGTGGAAGGCGCAGCCGCATCTAGTAACTCTACTTTTTCCTGCAGAGCTTGGAGCGTTGTAACTAGCTCTTTGTTCTGCTGGTGCAAGCGAGGTACTTCAGCGTTGTACTTCCCCTCTAGCGTACGGTACTTATGT